ACAACCCACCAGCATTTCCAAGTGTTTTTGACCATGAACGAGGCATGACATTGCGTGACTACTTTGCGGCAAAGGCTATGCAAGCAATCATAGGCGACAGTCGTTACGCTGGTTTTATTGGTGTAAACAACTACCAATACCGTGCCGCTGCAGACGCATACAGGATGGCAGACGCAATGCTTGCCGCGAGAGAGCAAAAATGAACAACCCAAAGGAGAAACCTATGTCTCAAACAATGCAAATCGAGATTGACCGCACTGTCAACAAGTTCACGCCACCGATGGAGGTTGGCGGTGGATTCCTCACCCGCGATGAATACGCCAAGCTCGCACGCATGGCGATCACCGAGGGCACGATGATCGGATGGGCGCACGCGGAGAACATGACCCGCGAGAGAATGCAGCGCAAAATCACCGAGCTGGAGCACGAGGTCAGCATCTTGCGCGAGCGCGTGAAAGAAGTCGAGATGGAATTGCTGGCGGTGCAAAAATGAGGAAATTGAATTGGCATCCACCAATTGGAACAAAGATCACATGGCCAACTGTTCATGTGTTTGACGCTGCATTTGTGCCAACTCGCGGTGCTGATGTGCAAGAGATTTGGCGCAAGTACGGCTGGACACCCAAGTTTGGCAATGCGCCAGCGGTTGAAGAACCCACCCACAAATCTAAGGTGCTCAAATGGAAACAATAATCAACTTCCTGTTGGCCAGTCTGATCGGCATTGCTGTCACATTGCTGGTGCTGTTTTGCATCGTCAAGTTTCTACTGGACCAGACCGAGGACAAGTGAATGCCACGCCCCAAAACAGAGTTAACCACCAACCCCAAGATCATCGGGGCGCGGTTGACGCAGGAGCAATTCAAAGAATGGCGCAAGCTGGGTGGCGGCCTTTGGCTGCGGAATTACTTGATTGAGAGTGCCGCGAAAAGGAACAACAAGAAATGATCGAAACCATTCGCACGATGTCGGGTAAGCAACACGGCCTGCGCGGTGACAGGAAAACGATTGTGACGATTGGCAAGATATATCGCTGTAGCATCTGCAACAAGATGTTTGAGGATAAAGAAGAGGCTGACAGGCACGACAGGCGAGAACATGAAATCCGCAAGACTCCCAAAGGTGATTGATCTGCTCCAGCGCGTTGGCTGCACAGCGCCCGAGCTGGCGGCCAAGGTGTACTGCACCGAGAGGTCAGCGCAGCAGATGATTAACCGTCTGCGACTCGCTGGCACTGTCCACATCCAAGAATGGCGCAGATCGGGCAGAGTGCTGGTGGCGGTATACCGCTACGGCATCGGCACTGATGCTGTTAAACCGCCACCGCTGACACCCATGGAGCGGTTGCGTAGATTCAGAGAGCGCGAGTCACTGGACGATAAGGCTTTCCGCTTGGCGCGGGAAAGAGGTAAGAGGTTAAAGCCGAGGCGTGATCCGCTGGTGGCGATGTTTTATGGGAATGGATACAGCAACCCAGAAGACTGAGGTTGCGGTGTAGGTTCTGCCGCCAGCAAATCAGGCAGTGCAACTCCCATTGCTGTGGCTGTTGCTACATCCTTTCGGAATGGGTCAAATGCGGCAAAGCGGGAACGCAATCTTGTTGGGTCAGTAACCAAAAATTGAGTTATTGGATTATCTATTGCATCTGTAAGAGTATTCCTTAACGCAACATAATCACCTTTCGCCTCTAAATCTCGTATTGCATTTTCATAGTTAATTTTGTCTTGCATCATCCTATATGGAGGTCTAGAAAACTGAGTATTTGCATCCAAAATATCTTTAATTTCTGAATATGCACTTGGTTGATATGGGTTATAACCTCTAATCATTAAAGGATAAACCACATCACCGCCTTGCCCTCTAGATGACCAGTTGGCAAACTCACTTGCAACTCTTGGATCATCAGTCAACCAAGCACCAAGTGGACCTTCCCTTGACCCACTACCAGCACCAGAAGACTTTGACGGGTCATAATTTATAAAATCTTTTGATGTACCAGAGTATCCAGATTCTTTAAACCCCATCGCCTTCGCCCTCATCTCTGGCGTATTGTTCGCTGGCAAACCTAAACCACCTTCACTGACAGGCAATGCGGCTCGTTGCTGTGCAAGGTCTAATGCGGCTTGTTGGGGGTAAGGTGATCTTTGCGCTCTACCAAGAATGTCTAATGTTACAGATTCAACAAGCATTGCCTCTTGATCTTGATCTGATGGTTTGTATTTTTTATATTGAGCATTGACCATCTTTTCAAATTCTTTTTCTCCAACTAAATCAATAGATTTGCGAACCCTCTCAACAGTTGGAATATCTTTAACCTTCAACATTTCTTCCATCGTCAACTCTGGCTTATAGATGCCTTTGTTTAGATTGATGGGTTTAATACCCATCCCAACAGGCATACCCTCAGTAGCACGAATAGCACGACTCGCCAACCTACCAGCAACAGGCGCAAGTGGCGCAACATTCATGATGGCCTCAGCAGTCTCAGGTTTGAGCAATGGCACATTGGCGCGGCCAATATTGGTCAGTGGCTCGCCATACGCCAACCGCTGAGTGGTTTGCGGTATGCCTGTGGACTCCAGCAGACCCGCCAAGCCTTGCATCTGCTGAGTTCTCTCTGGTGATTTCATCCAATCCAAACCGCCATACATGGCATCGGATAAGAGTCCCAGCAACTCGTTGCGCGGTGTGGCTTGTAGGTTGTCTGCCATGATTTATTGTCCCAATAATCCTGCTGTCAATCCCAATGCGCCAGTTAGTGGCAATGCCTTGCGAATCAATTCTTGAGTCGCGGTAGGAACAACGCCAGCAGGCATGACACCACCTTGCATACCTCTTGCCATGGCAGTCGCTGGAGCTGATGTATACGCGCTTGCAGCCAAGTTGGTTGGCATCGAGAGCAACACATTCAATGGCGTGTACTCCATTGTGCGAGTCGCTGTGCCTGAGTCACCCACAATCGGTTTGAATGCTTGTGCAAAGCGTGCAGCCTCATACATTGGCGTGGTATTCGATCCAAAGACAAATCCTTGCGGGTCTTTGCGAGTCAAAGCAGATGCGAGATTCAAGCCAGAGACATTGCCAGAGGATGGGTTGACAACGCCAGGATTGGATCGCAAAGTCATCAGATTGCGGTAATTGGCGCGAGCTGCTTGGAATGCGGCTTGTTCTTCCGCTGACAATCCAGCCGCCAATTGATCGTCAACGATTTCTTTGATCTGGAACAAAGCATTGCCCAATTCACGGTCACCATTGGCGGTTGTCATTTCATTTTTGGCACGCTTTCCAATCTTTGATGACAGTGTGGCCAACTGATTGCCTGTTGCCTCACCCTTGGTGGCAAAGTCTTGTAATTGCTTAACAAAAATATTTGACTTGAGTGGCTGAGTTGTCAACCCCTCAAAAGCATTGTCAATCAAGTCAATGCCATTCATCACATACATGGGATCAAGTTTCTGTGTGGTTGGACTCGAAACCTTGTTGTACACAGAACTGATCTGACGCTGTGCTTGTGCCAGCACAGGATTGCTCAATTCAGTGGCATCAACGCCAATGGCTTGAGCTGTTGCACGATTCAATACAGTCTGATTGGTGGCTTTGATCTCGTTAAAAGGTCCAGAGGTAAATGGACTGGATTCCATTCTTGCTTCCATCTGCAACAGAGAACGGCTGCCAGTTTCTTGACCTGGCGTGGTCTTAAACCCCATCGACTTGCCACGCTCAAGAATGGCTTTTTGCGCTTCAGTCAGACCAGCAGAAACATCGGGGCCGACAACGCCAGGCGTGATTTGTCCACCAGTAACCGCAGCAGTTGGCGTTGCAGTCGCCGTGGCTTGAGACTGCGCTTGTGTTGCTGATGTTGGTGTGACTGATGGTGCGCCACGCTGGCCAAAAATGACATTTCCAGCCTTGTCAAACACATATCCACCAGCAGCGCCAGTTAAAGCACCAGCGCCAATCTGTTCGGCTTTTTGCGTAAAGAAGTCACTTGATTCAGGCGCAACTGGTTGCAAAGCACCAGAAACCGCACCGCCCACAGCGCCAGCCTTAACAGGAGCAGCCGCCAAATTCAAAGCCTGTACTGCTCTTGTGCTTGGTACAAGTGATGCGGCAATGTTGCCAGCCAAACGGCCAACATCGGTTTCGCCAGGCATGAATTGGCCTGCTCTGGCCTGCCTATATAAAAGTTCATTTTGGCGATTGATTTCTTCAACACGCTTGCGCTCTGATTGCATGAATTTTTCCATGCTTGATCCAGCGGGAGAGATAGCTTCTAAACCTCGCGTCACAAACTGTGCGCCAGCCTCTGGAATATCCATCAATCCTCTGATAACGCCACCAACTGGAGATGCCACAATCTTTTCGGCAACCGTTTTAGGTTTCGCAGGCTCTGGCTGTCCTTTGAGGTTTTTAATGGCTTGAATGATCTGCTCATCGGTTAGGGTGTCAGGAAACACCACAGGACCGATATTTGGCACTTGAATAATTCTGTCAGCCATGTTTTATTCCTCTACATATCTTGTGATGCCTGTCGCTGGATCAGTCACCAATCTACCAACTTTTTGCTTTGGCGTGGTGGTTGGGAGTGATGGTGCAGATTTTTGAATTGTTTTGAATGCTGTACCACCACGCACTTGCATGGCCAATTCTGCTGCTCGCCTTGCCTCTGCCTTTTGTGCAATGGTTTGCGGTTTGTCGTTGGCTTGTGGGAAATATTTTTGGATTTCCTTTTCCATTTCATCAACACCAATGGCAGCACCTGACTCAGCACGCAGATTTGCTGTCACCCAGTTTTCCTGTGCTTGACGGTATTGCTGACGGCCTTCAGATTCAAAGAAATTCGCAATGCCAGTTGTGATACCAGCAGATGGGATATTTCGCAAAATGGCCTGAGTTCTACTTGGCGTACCAAAAGCAGATTCCATCGTCAAAGGCATTCCCTTTTCATCAACGAATGGTTTATTTGTATTTGGATCAATGATGGGTTGTTTGAATATTTGAGTTGCCTGATTCATGCGTAAAGCAAAGCCAGCAGCTTTTGCCTGATCTTCGGTGGCAGCGCCTTTGCCAGTCAACTGCTCTCCACCAGCGCCCATGATGGGAATGATCGGCATACCTGGTGTCTTTGGCACATACACAAAACCATCAGCAGTCTCAACGCGGTCATAGTTACCACGCTTAAATTCATCCTGACTCAATTTCAAACGCTTTAATGCAATATCTAAATTGCCTTGCTCAATCTTCAATCTAGCTTCTTCTGCTGGTGTCATTCCAACCAAATAGGTTGCATTGGCGGGCATCTTGTTTTTGTCAACAAATGTGATCTTGCCGCCAAGATTGACTTGCACCAAGTCTCTAGGCACACCAAAACCTTCAACAGTTTTGATTGAACCATCTTTGTAACGCTGTACCAAAACCTCATTTCCACTTGCATCAGCAACTCTTTCAAGTCCACCAATAGGTTCTGGCGCTGGTGCTTCTGCTGCGGGTATTTCAATGCGGCCGCCAGTTTTTGTGCGCTGATAAGTCTTTCCTTCGGCAGTACGATATGGTTCACCAACCGTTTCAACTGTTGGCTTAATTGTCTTTGCAAGTTCCTGATAAGCCTTTGCTTTCGCAGGATCAATGGCAGCAAACAATTGAGCCGCCTTCATATAACGGTTGTATTGAATATCTTCTGGTGTAAGTGCTGCACCTTCTGTTGGTTGTCCAATCATGGCGGCACGCGCAGTCGTAGGACCAGCAGGCAACTGTGTCGTGACAGGCGCTGATATGGCTTGTGTTGGCGTAACAGCAGCTCCAGTCGTTGTCTCTTCGCCTGATAGTATTTTGCTCAATGCATCTTGAGTTGCTTTTGCTCGTGTGTATTCATCCAACTTCTGTTTAGTCAGCAACTGCTGAATAGCATTCTGCTGTGCTGATTGATAACCAGCAGTTCCAGCTTGCAATGCACCGCCCAAGGCTTGACCAAGTGAGATGGGTTGCGCTGATCTTCCACCCGCTTGCAACAACGCGGCAGCGGCCTGCAACAACGATTGGCGTTGAATCGTCTTTTGCTGTTCTTCTGACAAATAGTCACCAAGTCCACTGTCTTGGCCACCAAACAGCAGACCGCTGATTGCCAATGGGTTATATCCACCGCCACCAGTTCGCAATGGCTCAAAAGTAAATGGTTGTGTCAAGTCATCTGCCATGATTTACCCCAAAAGTCCGATAAGACCGCCAATACCAGCACCAATGCCTGTGCCAATACCTGGCACGATTGAACCCAATTGAGCGCCAGCCAATGCACCACCCAACGCACCAGCAGCAGGATTTCTGTAATACGGTGTCTGAGTTTGCTGTCCAAGATTTGGCAGACTCAAACTCAAACCGCCAGAGGCAATCTGCAACTGTTGCAATGCCTGATTGCGTGCCGCATCGAGCTGTGCTTGCTCCAATTGCTGGCGTGCGCTACCAAGCGCCATGGCAGTCTGTGCGCCTTGCAAGTTCATGCCACGCGCTGCTTGCGCCAATTGCGCGGCTTGGCCATAGCCAGCCTGACGCATTTGTGCGGCAGTCTTGGCGGCCTGCGCCAGTGCAGCCTGATTGGTCAATGCTGATTGCACACCATAGCGTGAGCCGCCAAAGGCTTTGGCTTGCGTTGCTCTGGTTGCGTCTTGCAGTGCTTGCATTTGGCGTGCTGTTTCAATATCTCCCAAAGTCCCTTGAATGACTTGTTGCTCATAAGGATTTTGGAATTCTTGAATGCTTTGCGCTGTGAATGGAGTCAGTCCAATGTTGTAGGCCGCCTCTTCTCCAGCCCGATACATAGGGTTGAAACCAGCAAACTGCTGCACAGGCAAGCCAGCTGCGACACTTCTGGCCTGTTCCAGATTCTGCAAATACGCAGTCTTTAACTCTGGATCAATGCTCGTTGTTTGTGTTGATGTTCCACCTTTAGACATATTTCACCCCTTAAACCGTTTCACCATTCTCACGAATGAATTTTGTATCTGTGCCAAGAATATTGAAAACCTTCATCCAAAAACGCTCAACTGGTTTGAATATCCAACCATGACGGTTTTCACCATAGTGCCATTTGCCATAAGAAACAAGTGGATCGGCAAATGTCTTGGCCACCATGAATTTGAATAGTTTGGATTCGCGCATCAATGGCACGAATACTTCGGCCAGCTTGTAGTAACCACGCTTGTTGCGGTCTGTGATCTTCTCATCGCGGTATCTGCGAACAACAGCGTCCATCGTGCCGTCACCGTAGCGTGCTTCCAGCATGATAAAACAGCAGCCTGTGCCGCCTGCACTACTGCCACCAGTTCCACCGCTTGCAGCACTGCCACCGCCAAATGAAATGCCACCCATAGGACTGCCACTGCTGGTGCTGACACCGCCTGTTCCAACTCCAGAGGCAGCTGCGGCATTTGCAGCGCCTACTGCTGCCGCAGCTTGACCTGATGTGCCAGTGCTTGCAATGCCACCCATAGGACTGCCGCTAGATGTGCTGACACCGCCTGATGAAACAGTACCACCACCAATTGATGAAACTGGAGTTATTGTTAATGATGGAGGTGTAATTGCATCTCCATCACTAACCGCTTGTCCTTCACCAACAGTAACAACTGGTGTAACAACTGGAGAAAACAAACTTTGGTTATAGCCGCCCATACCACCCATTGCATTCACAATTTGCGCTGGTGGTGTATAGCTTGCTGGTGACATTTCAACAGGCTTTGGTGGTAGCAATAAATCTTTTACAACCATCAAAAGTTTTGGTCCAAACAACATATTCAAAATTTCAGCATTTTTTGCTTGAAATTCTGCAAGTTCTTGCGGTGTCATGGCATCAAAGAATGCATTGATGCGAGCTTGTTCTGCCTCACTTCTTACACCGCCACCTCTGTAATCGGTGATGGATTGCAAGCCTTTTAATAACTCTTCTGGCGTGCGTTGTTTGAAGATGCCAGGCTTATACCCACCAGACGATCCAACACCAAGCAATCCTTGATATGCAACTGGCGTTGTGGGTTGCTGCATTTGCGCCATGGCGCGTTGGTATGGTGTCATCGTAGGCTCAGTAGCAAGCAAACCAGTTGGTTGCCGTACTGGTGGTAGGTTAAGCCATGATGGGCTTGCCAAATAATCTTCGTATGCCATTACAAGTCCTTGCACAAAATGAACCACTTTGGTTCGTAACCCTCATCCTTGAGAAATGTTCTCTCCCAACCTTTACGGCCAGCGAGAGACACTCGGCTGCAACCTAAGCTCTTACCCCACGCCTCGATCAAAGGTCGCATCAGCTTGAGTTCATCTAGGTCGCCACCCGCAAGGAAATAATGCAAGTCCTTGAGCTGTGGGTAGACAATGATCTCTGTCACCACTGCTGAATCGCGTCCTGGCCAGAATTGAAACCTTCCTGCCCTCACGCCTTCAGCAACATCCTCAACTGTGTGAGTTCCTCCACTGAATTCTAGTGCCGCAGCCACATGATGGCGCAACCTCTCAAAATCTTCCTCGTCACTCAACGCTTGCCTGCCGCCACTGCTTCAAGCCTTGTCACTCCAACCCGCCAATCCTCCAGCACATTGCCTGTGTACTTGATCTTTACCTGACGGCCAGAAAACCGCGCATCGGTGGGCTGAGATGCTGAATACGGCCCATGTGTCGTTTCAGTGGATGTCGGATACATCCTCGACTTGAAACTCACCACCACCTCTCCCAGCGTCTGCTCATCAGGTATCACCTGACGCACCGACATGATGCTGTCTCCATTGCCAATTTCAAATGGACCAGACTCAGCATAAATGCTGGCCGAGTCATACCCATAACCCACCTCATGCTCGTAGATGTAACCATCAGTCGATACCATCAATGGATTCAAGAATACGCCTCTGTCAGTGCCTGCGGTACGCGCCAAAGTGCCAATGTTCCAATGGTTTTCGCGGTAGTTGTAGATCACATACGAATCGACTTCATTGCTTTGGCTTGATGGGTAAAACCACCAAATTTCGCCATATTTGCTGTTGTGTACTGCATAAACCTTAGACGATTGGTTGTAGTTCAAATTCTGATACACATAATCTGAGACATCGCAAGGCAATGGTTTGACATATCCATCAAATATCCAAAATCCTGATTTGCTCATCCACATGGCGGCAGTGTCGATAGCGGCCACTGCTTGGCTTGAAATCAATCCGCAACCCGATCCAGCCTTTTCAAACTGGTAGACATAGGGCAAACCGACATAGCTGGCGGTATGCACATCAATGTCTGTAAACAGCAAATTGATGCCTCTGACGCGCTTTCCTGCTTTGAGTGACCCAGCCGTTTGCAACTCAAAATCGCCAGCCTGATTGGTGGCTGCCGCTGTCCATGTCGTGTTGTCCTCTTGATCGCACCACTTCACCAAGCGCGGATTGCTGGACGCGCCCAAGGCAAACAAGAATCGCTCGGCAGTCGAGAGCAATGCCGCGCATCCTGTTGGCGCGTTGGTGATGGCAGCCGCCAAGGTTGGCGTTGAAAAGCCCAACTGCCATTGGTATAACTTGCCATCAGAATCCGAGCAACCAACCAAATATTCACCCCAAGTATCTAGACTCCAAGTGGTGGCTGGAGTCGCTGTGCCATTATCTGGACGCGCCACACCGTAGGCATATGAGCCATATGTGCCATATCCATAGCCAGTCTTAATGGTGGAATCTGCCTGTCCTGCCGTGAATCCTGATGGTGTAATGTCTTTGAGCGTGCCTGCCTCATTCATTGCGTAGAGTTTGGAATGCGTGCCAGCGGCAATCCAACGATCTCCTGAGTTGTCTCGCCAAGTCAGTAATCCTCGGCATGATCCTGTCATTTGACTACTTGACTTCTTGCGCCAGCCGCCAATCGGTCTGAGTGTGTTCTCAAACCAGCGTACAAGGTTGGCGTCATACCAGCGGCCAGCAGATTGGTACTCTGTGCCGTTGCGGTATACGCCTGGTGGGAGTTTTAATGGAATCAGTGCCATGGCTTAATTATGCGGTTTCTGTTGACAAATTGGACATGAATGAAACAGTCGCAATCACTGATGGAGTAATGGGTCTGGTAGGGGATGTGCCAGCCGCATACTGCTGAATCGTCACCCCTACATTGCTGGTGCGCCACATGATTTGAATGTAATCGTTGGCCGCCAGACTGATGAAGAAGTTCAGCGTGGCCACGCTGTGAGATGGATCGCCAGACGATTTGCGTGCAGGCAGGCCAAAAACACTGTTTGACTTGGCCACATCAGTGCCATTCTTGCGAAACCATATATCTACATCTTGCGTGTCATTGGTGGAATTCTCCAACTGCACGCTGAATTGGATGTTGTAGATGCCAGCCTGCGCCACATTAAGTCTTGACGAATTTGACAAGGTAATGCCATTGCTGTAATCAGTCGTGTCAAATGTGATGGCATAGGCCGTGGTGGTATTGGCCGCTGACTGATCTGTGCCATCTTGAAACGCCCCATAAGGATTGTTGATCCACTTCCCACCACGCGGTCCAAACAAGGCCGCAAACAGGGCTGTCAGCTTGGCAAAGTAGACATTCAAACCACCAAATGATTGCGCCAAAAACCTCTGGTCATAGATGTTGCCAGGCGAGCCAAGATTCGGCTGCGCTGGTGTTGTGATCTGCTGATCGAGGTTTGTGGCCATGAATTAAGCAACCAAGCCAGGCAAATAGGTAGTCTTGCCAGCCACCTTGGTGGCTGTCAACTCTTGTTTTTTCAGATTGTTCGGGTCATAAGACACATGAACCCAGCCACTGTCGGGAATACCTGGCGTATAAAACTCCAAGATCAATTGCGTGTATTCCAAGTTGTCCATGATCCACTGTGCAAGGTCAGCGTTGGCCACGCCTGGTATCTCAATATCGGCAGCTCGGCCAAGGCAATGGTCTGAGGTGCGAGATCCTCCAGTGGCTTGGTTTACGGCTGGAGAGCGAAACCCTGAGTTCACCTTCACGCCCTTGCCGTAATGGTCACGCACTGGCTGCAACACCTTCTCACACAGTAGTCGCAGATTCTCGGTTGCCTCTTCATCAGGCGTGTTGTCAAATCCCATACGCAATGCGGTTTCGGATTTGGTCATCTCATGCAAACTGAAGTTGGCTGACAGATTCATTTGGTGTTCCTCAAGGTTTCGTGGGTTTGGATGCAGGCGTTGAGCTTGCGGATGGCGGCATCTCCTTCGGCTGCGATGGCGATAAGAGCATCAGCAGTCTGTCGGTCAAGTTCGGCTGATGCTGTTCCGCTGTCACCTCCGCTGGCAGTGGCGGTGGGTTCGGACACTGGAATGGGGCAGTTGGTTTTGACAGGAACGCGCAGGCTGACAACGCCAGCGGCAAGATCAGCACGCAACTTGTTTTCTTTAACCTTTGCAACATTATTCGCCTTTCGTAATGTGTCTCCATAACTCTGTGCTACCTTGGCCATTGCCTGCTCAGTCTCTCTCGCCTTGGCGTTGAGTGCCGCAATCTCGATTTGCTGTCGTTGGTACTCGGCATCCTTACCCTTGTAGTATCCACCGCCAAAGGCTGAGAGCACCGCCAAGACGATACCCAATAACACCCAAGGGTTTAAGAGACTCATGGTGCTGGTGGCTCGTTGTCGTTGGCCTCTGCCTTGGCAACCGCATTGGCCACAGCTTTGACACCAGATCGTCCAGCCACACCACCAAGCACGCCAGTGATGAACACCATGATGGTGTTAATCTGCTGGGTATATACCTTATCGATGGCCGCCATACCAGACATTGGTTGGGTCACAAACGAAACTGAGTAGAGAAACATGGCAACCGATCCGAAAAGAATCAGCGTCAAGGCAGAAATCACAAATGCCCAGATTCTGACTTCGATCTCTTCTGCCGTCATGCGGCTTGATTTATTCATCACGACTGTTGGCATCACTTCTTCTCCTGTTCTGGTTTAACAAGTTGTTCAGGACAAGTGCCTGTGGCGGTGCAGATGGGTGGCTTGCACTCTGCATTGTCCCAATTCTTAGGGTCTTGGCATGGATATCTAAAACGGTCTTCGCACCCTGTCAAACACAGGATTGTCATCAAAAGAATTAGGCTTTTTGTCACGCTTGTCCCTTTCAATCTCTCTACGCAATTTTTCCACTTTTTCGGTCTGCTGTTTCACTTCTTGTTTTTGAGACAGCACATCCAAGTACAGGAAAGCCAGCAAGGGCAACATCAACGCCACCAAGATCAGTGCCATCACCCAACCCATCACGCTCATTGCAATGTCCTCGCTTGGTTGAGCCACAGCATCCATGTCCACAGGTATGCGATAAAGATTAGGGTCAACACCGCTGCGCCTGCTTGGTAGTTTCTTGACCTTTCCTTTTGGTGTCGTTGCCATTTCAATCTGCGCTCTTTCTGCTCTTGCGCCAATCTAGCTGCTTCTTGTTCAGCGGCAATGACATCCCGCATCTCAAACACCTTGGAGTACAACGCGCCCATCTCTGGCGGTGACTGATACACCATGGTTTCTCTGATCGTCTTCTCCAGTTCTGCCATCTGATCCATGGCCATGACTCGTTTGAGCGCGGCCTCCATCTGATTCTGATCTGGGTCAAAGACCGTCTTGGACTTTTCCTCTTCCTCCCGAATGTGTGCTGCTAATTGCTCTTGAATCTTGAAAAATTCGGTGAGCTGTTTGACAACATCCACCATGACTTGTGTTTCGTCAACGGCAACGAATTTCTCTTTTTTCTTGGCTTGAGGCTTTGTCGCTGGAGTCGGTTTGGGTTTAGCACCAAACATCTTGGCGATCTTTCCCCAAAAACCATAGACTTCCTTGGCGATACCCACGGCCTCGTCAACCGTGGACTTGACCTCCATGAATGAGGTCTTTGCCTGCTTGTAGAGTTCACATCCCTCCTTAATTGCCGCAACGCAAGCATTGGCTGCAAATAGGAGAGAGATCGGATCAATTTACAACCCCAGCATCTTCTTCACAATGTCAGCGGCCACACCTGGCCCAAACAAGATCGCAGCAATCACGATGTAGAGCTGAATCTCAATCTTCTGCATTCTTGCTTTGCCTGACTCCAGCTTCTCCTCAATGGCCTTGTATCGCTGATCGCAAATGGCTTGATGAATGGCGAATTCTTTTTCGACATCGTTCATTTCGCCTCCAATGCTGTGATTCTGTCAGTCAGTGCTTGTATGAGGGCTTGTTGCTCTTTGATTGCGGCTGTTAGTGTGGCTACCAAGAAGCTGGTGTCAATGCCTTGGTAGACAGGATTACCATCAGCGTCTACTGCGTCTTTTTCACCTGTTACACATTGCGGTAAAACTTCTGCAAGTTCATGTGCGATGAAGCCTTCACCATCACTGTCATCTGCGTTCCATTTATAAGTAACAGGATTGAGCGCAGACACTTTTGCTAATGCACCTGTCATAGGTGCAATGTCGTGCTTGAGGCGGTAATCGGAGGAAGTGTTGTATGCAGTTGCAGTTGTTGTCACTGAAATTGTGCCTACACCACTATCCGCTCGGCGCATGATAATCAGCGTTCCGTCCGAAGATTGTCGATTAAAGTTCGCAGCTTCTGCGTTTGTGTTGGCAGCAGACATCCCAGTGGCACTTGCTACAAAACCTGCGGTTGAGGAGGAAGTTGTGGTTTTCCCCACCAGCAAGTTACCGCTGGAGTCGATACGCATGCGTTCTGTAGAGCCTTGAGTCCAAGTATATAAACCAGTACCCTTGGTTACAAAAGCCATGTCCACATTTGTTGTTGAGCCTTGTGCGGTAGTAAGTGTTGTTCCTGATGTAAGATTTACGCCTAACGCACCACTTAAACTGCTAGACCGAATGTCAAGGGCATAACTAGGCGAACTCGTACCAATCCCCACATTACCAGAGGAGTCAACTCTGACTCTCTCACTGCCACCAGTAGACACGCCAACAGTGTCAGCGGCAGGGAAGAAGATGCCTGTGTTTGTATCGCCTGTATGGGCTATGGTTGGTGCTGATGCTGATCCATCTGCCGCAGTAAGTGTTCCACTTACAACAGCAGTACCTGCCACTGTCAATGTTTTGCCTGATCCAATATTCAATCCAACTGAAGTACCAGTGCCAGCAGCCGCAAAGACAGCATCAACGCTATCTAAGTCGGTATTGATCTTTGTTCCCCATGTGTCTGTTGATGCGCCAACTTCTGGCTTTGTCAGTAATAGGTTGGTTGTAGTGGTATCGGCCATCTTTGCTCCTTACGCGGCTTCTTGCCAAGTGATTGAATTGTCTGCTAAATCAGACCAGTTTTCTGAGGTGTCTGAAACTGATGTCCAGCTTTCCGAGGAATCGGCCACTGGTGTCCAAGATTCCTGATTGTCAGATTGCGCGGTCCAAGTCTCAGGACTGTCT